ATCTTGTACTTTGCTTGTATCATAAAATTGTAATGGTTTATTAAATACAGTTGCCCTTGAAAACATTTTTTGCATTGTTTGCACATTTTCAGTATCAAAGTCCAATGGTTGATTAAAAGAAGTTGCATGTTCAAACATAAAAGACATATCTTCTACTTTGCTTGTATCATAAAATTGTAATGGTTTATTAAATGCAGTTGCCATAAAAAACATTCCTTCCATTGTTTGAACATTTTCAGTATTAAACTCTAATTCCTGATTAAAAGCGTTTGCACCTTCAAACATACTATTCATATCTCTTACATTTCCTGTATTAAAGTTTAATGGCTGATTAAATGCAGTTGCCATAAAAAACATTCCTTCCATTGTTTGAACATTTTCAGTATTAAACTCTAATTCCTGATTAAAAGAAGTTGCATTTTCAAACATAAAAGAAATATTTCTTACGTTTTGTGTATCAAAGTCTAATGGTTGATTAAAAACGTTGGCACTTTCAAACATATGAGACATATCTTCTACTTTGCTTGTATCATAAAATTGTAATAGCTGATTAAATGAAGTTGCCAATGCAAACATTCCTTCCATTGTTTGAACATTTTCAGTATTAAACTCTAATTCCTCATTAAAAGAAGTTGCATCTCGAAACATAAAAGACATATCTCTTACATTTACTGTATTCCAGCGTAAGTGCTGATTAAATGCATGTGCACCTTCAAACATAAAAGACATATCTCTTACATTATTTACATCATCAAAGTCTAATGGTTGATTAAATACAATTGCCATCCAAAACATTCTTGCCATATTTTCAACATTTTCAGTATCAAATTGTAATCTCTGATTAAATGCGTGAGCATCTTTAAACATATAAGACATATCTCTTACATTAGATGTATTCCATCGTAATCTCTGATTAAATGCTTGAGCACCTTCAAACATATAAGACATATCTCTTACATTATTTAGATCGTCGAAGTCTAATGGTTGATTAAAAGTAGTTGCCCCTGCAAACATTGCTTTCATATTTTCAACATTTTCAGTCTGAAACTGCAATGTTTGATTAAATAAGTTTGCATTCATAAACATAGATTCCATTGTTCGAACATTTCTTGTATCCCAACGTAATGGTTGACTAAATACAGGTGTATGTGCAAACATATATATCATATTTTCTACATTAGTTGTAATCCAATTAATAAGTGGTTGATTAAATACAATAGCTCCCCGAAACATTTCTCTCATATTTCTAACATTTATAGTATTCCACTCTAATGGTTGATTAAATGCAAGAGCATCTGAAAACATATAAGACATATCTCTTACATTTCTAGTGTCCCATATTAATGGTTGATTAAATGCACGTGAAGACCTAAAAACACTGTTCATTTCTCTTACATTTCTTGTATTTACAAACAAGAGTTGATTAAAAACGGTTGTATTAAAAAACATTTGACTCATATGGTTAAGACTTTGTACATTCCAATGAGAGAGTGACTGATTAAACGCTTGAGAAACGGCAAACATTCTATTCATATTTTGCACATTTTGAGTGTTCCAATGTAATAGCTGATTAAATGAACCTGTTGATTCAAACATGCCTTCCATACTTAATACACTTTTAGTATTCCAACGTAATGGTTGATTGAATAAATTTGAGTCATAAAACATCCTAGTCATATCTCTAACACTACATGTGTTCCAGTCTGAAATTTCATTAGAATTAAAAAAAGGAGTAGCTGTAAACATTTCTCTCATATTTATTACTCTAGAAGTATTCCATAATAATAAATCAACAATGTTTATTCTTGTATAAGAAAACATTTGATTCATATTTATGACGTTTGAAGTATCCCAATACTTTAGTGATACTTGAGTATGTTGTATAGCTGTATTTATACCGCGAAATAACCGACTCATATCTGTTACTTGTCTTACATCCCAAAATTTTATTTCATCTACATTTCCTATTACTATAGACATTTGAATAGAGTTATGAATAGTTGTATTAGTATGTATATCGGTCGGCACATTTCTTAAACCCAATAAAAATTGTTGTTCATTTGCTGGAGTAGTTGGTGTTATAAGATTATTGAGTAAAAAGATTGAAATCGATTTAAAAATTTCCATTCTGTCTTCACGAGCAAAATCAAGCAAATCATGCACTCGACTTTTATAGCTACCAGATGAAATGTAGGTATGTTGATAAGTAATAAGTTTTTTATCCCACGCAGGCCATATATATTTATCCATATTTCCAAATATATTCATTGTAGCGATGGTTCTCAACCACAAACGAGTGCTCATAAAATCAAAGGTTTTAGGTCCATATATTCGGACGAGCTCATTTATTAAGGTAAAAATAGGAATATTCATAATAGTTATATGAAACGGTTGATTTGCATCTTGTTTAATACATTCTGAATTCAAAATGTCATAAATAACACCAGCTGGTAATTCTAATAAGTTTTTCATTAACGTTTGTGTGTTCATGTATTTTATATTTATCAATATTTATTATAATAAAACAAACATTTATTATAAGATTTAGATATAGGTAACTAAAAATATTTATTCAATTATTTTTATTGTATTATTATAAATGAATTTTCAAGATAATTTGGGTTTATTAGAAAACGTACCAAAAGACGTTTTAATTGTAACATTAAATGGTATTTTAAAACAAGAAAATGGTATTGAAATATTTGATAGCCTTTTTAATATAGGAAACTTTAAGTTAATAGATTGTTTGTTTCTTGCACAAAATAAAAAAAGCCTATGTCTACTAAGAACTCGTTTATGGTTAAGATGTCTTCATTCGATGGGGTATGATTGTCTAACAAATACTTTTATTCTTACAAATAAAACGTTTGATTGGGAAGATAATCTAATTATCGATCATCAACAAAATGTAATTGATAACTATTTATACACAAGCCGAGTTCATAATTTGATTGATTGTTTGAGGGAAGGAGATCCAATTGCGAGATCCCTATTAGAAAGTCTAGCAAATCGAGTAACTGTAACAGATCCTCACGAACGTGCTTTTCTTTTAGGGCAACAACCAATTTATGATCGAATTCAATTTACAAACGATACTTTGAATAATTATTTATATCAATGGATTCGAGGGGAAATAACAGGTCCGCCAATTAAGTATTGGGATGTAAGGAGTGTAACAAATATGAGAGTATTGTTTCATACTGTAAGAGGTATAACAAATATAAATATGTTAGACCTTACATATTGGGATGTTTCTAACGTGACTGATATGTCTTTTATGTTTAATATTGAGAACGGAATAACTTTTACAGGTCTTGCAAATTGGAACACTTGTAGAGTGAAAAATATGAGTCGTATGGCGTATCGTAATAATAGATTTAATTCTGATATCTCAAATTGGGACGTTTCTAAAGTAACAGATATGACTTGGATGTTTGGTGACGCAACTGTTTTTAACCAAAATATTGGAGAATGGGATACTAGCAACGTGATAAGTATGTCTGACATGTTTGCAGGAGCAAGAGCGTTTGACCAAGATATTGGAGGATGGGACACAAGCAAGGTAACAGATATGACTTGGATGTTTTCTCTAGCAAGAGCTTTTAACCAAAATATTGGAAGATGGGACACTAGCAAAGTCACAAGTATGAGACGAATGTTTAGTGGGGCAACCGTTTTTGATCAAGATATTGGAGGATGGAACACACGCAGAGTTACAAATATGTGTGGAATGTTTTCTAATGCAATCTCTTTTAATCAAGATATTGGAAGATGGAACACTAGTCGAGTTAGTCATATGCATGAAATGTTTTCAGGTGCGGTGTCTTTTAACCAATATATTGGAGATTGGGATACTAGTCAAGTCGTGGATATGAGTCTAATGTTTGATAATGCAAGAGAATTTGATCAACCTCTTATTTGGAACACAAGTAATGTCGTAAATATGAGTTGGATGTTTTTTAGAGCAATTTCTTTTAATCAGTGGCTTTATTGGGATGTAAGTAATGCTAGATTCAGAGACCATATGTTTAATGAATCAAATGGTCGTCTTATAAGATTTAGGTAAACTGTTGTCTTATATGAATATTCATATATTATTTAATTTTATTATTTAATAATAAATAAATGAATGCTCAAAATGATTTTTTTCTTCAACTGGAGCACTTACCAAAAGACATCTTAATTGTAACACTAAACAGTCTTTTAAAACAAGAAATAGGTATTGAAATATTTGATACCCTTTTCAATATAGGAAACTTTAAGTTAATAGATTGTTTGTTTCTCGCACAAAATAAAAAGAGCCTATGTCTAATAAGAACTGGTTTATGGTTAAGATGTCTTCATTCGATGGGGTATGATATTATAACAAATACTTTTAATCTTGCAAATAAAACGTTTGATTGGGAAAATAATCTAATTATCGATCATCAACAAAATGTAATTGATAATTATTTATACACAAGCCGAGTTCATGATTTGATTGATTTTTTGAGGGAAGGAGATCCAATTGCGAGATCCCTGTTAGAAAGGCTAGCAAATCGAACAACAGATCCTTACGAACGTGATTTTCTTTTAGGACACCAGCCAGTTGCCCATCAAATTCAATTTACAAATTATGATTGGATGAATAATGTGAGGAATTATTTATATCGATGGAATCGAGGAACAATAAGAGGAGGAGGTCCTCCAATTAAGTATTGGGATGTAAGAGGTGTAACAAATATGCAAAGATTATTTGATTCATCTATAACAAATATAAATGTGTTAGACCTTACATATTGGGACGTTTCTAAAATAATTGATATGGAATCTATGTTTAATAATGATACTGGAATAATTTTTACAGGTCTTACAAATTGGAACACTTGTAGAGTAAAAAAAATGAATTATATGTTTGCTTTTAACAGCAGATTTAATTCCGATATCTCAAATTGGGACGTTTCTAAAGTAACTAATATGGAATCTATGTTTAGTAATGCAATAAATTTTAACCAAGATATTAGAGGATGGGATACGAGCAGAGTCAACGATATGTCTGCAATGTTTAGTAACGCAACAGCTTTTAACCAAGATATTGGAGGGTGGGACACTAGCAGAGTAACAACTATGTCTGCGATGTTTAGACTTGCTGTGTCTTTTAACCAAGATATTGGAGGGTGGGACACTAGCAACGTTCGACTTATGAGTCGAATGTTTTCTCGTGCTAAGACTTTTAATCAGTATATTGGAAGATGGAATATAAGCAGAGTAATGGATATGTTTGAAATGTTTGAAGGTGCCGTGTCTTTTAATCAAGCTCTTCCTTGGGATGTAAGCAGTTGTAGAAGTAGACAATATATGTTTCACGGATCAAACGGTCGTCTTATATAAAATTATTGATCAATTCTTTTTAACATTGATCAATTTTGTTAAATACCATTTTAAAAATAAAAGAAACTTGTTTAGAAAAATATGGGGTTGAATATGCCTGTCAAAATGAAGAAATAAAAGAAAAAATAAAAGAAACTTGTTTAGAAAAATATGGCGTAGAACATTATTTACAAACAGATGAAAAAAAAATAAAATCAAAAATAACCTGTTTAGAAAAATATGGTTTTGAATATCCAGCACAAAATAGTGAAATTATGGAAAAATGTTCTAAAAACGCATATAAATTAAAAGATTACACATTACCATCTGGAAATATAATTAAACTTCAAGGATGCGAGAATTATGCTTTGGACGAATTATTAAAAGATGGTATGTTAGAAGAAGATATAATAAATGGATGTAAAAACGTTCCTGAAATATGGTATGAAGATGAAAACGGAATAAAACATAGACATTATGTTGATATATTTATTCCAAGTCAAAATAGATGTATAGAAGTAAAATCAACTTGGACTGCTGAAAAGAAAAAAGATTGTATATTTCTTAAACAAAACGCAAGTAAGAAATTAGGATATAATTATGAAATTTGGGTATATAATGGAAAAGGCGAAAAAGTGAAATGTTATAAATAGTAAGAGAATACAAACTCCAATAAAATATACTAACCATTACAGAAATGTAATTGTGAAATAGTATAATGCCCTTTTGGGTGCTTTTACACTATTGAGAAGAAGAATAACATTTTTTTATTTTTATAGAAAGTTTGTCTAATTTTTCTTTTTGGTCGGTGTAATAAACAAATGACTTTTATAAATGTAGATGTTCAAATTGCGTACTTTCATGTAACTAGAGAACGAAGAGAAAATAGAAAAATGTATGGTGCAGATACACATCATCCTATTGCAGTCAGTATATTTTTTGATAAATGTCTTGATACAATTATATGTCACCATCCAGATATTTGGAAATACGGAACTGGAATTTTGCTTGTTGCTAATAAAAGTTCTAATTTTTCTACATCTGCAGAAAATAGAGCGTGCCAATGGCGTACAGAAGCAATGAATAAACATATACATAATCATATGCCACTTGAAGTTGAAAGTTTTGGATTTTTTGTTCGAAAATCTCTTGAATATCGCAATCGCTTAAGATCATTTATTTATGAAACAGAACAAGAAGCTTTTCGTCAAAATGAACAAATTAATCAAGAAATGTTTGCTTTTAATTATATTGATTATATGTCTCCTCAAGTCGATGATTTTTGTGTAAAAGCAGAGGAAGTTAGTCTTGTAGGTTTTTTTAGACACGGAAATATGTTTGAAGAAAATCAGTTAACAAAATCGCAAAGTGATTTAGAACTGTATGAAGAGCTTAAAGAATGTGCTAGAAACCCAACGGTTAATGCATTAAAAGATTTTCTTGTAGATACCTATCCAGGTTTTTTTGTTGAGAAAAGAAAAGTTGTAAGAAAATTATCCTTTGATTTGTCACATTTTGTATATTCAAAAGAACAAGCTGAATGTGTTGTATGTTTTGAAGAAAAAAAAGTTGTTGAATGGCCTTGTAACTCTTTACATATTACTTGTGAAGAGTGCGCTATTAAAATAATTAAAAGTTCTCCTAAATGCCCATTATGTAGAAAAAAGATCGAGGAAGAATTGTCTCCGTTTACTCCATTTTTGTGGCAATAATTTTAAAATTGATTTTTTAGAACAACTAATGTAAAATAATACAGATAATGGCATCATTCTATTCTGAATGGAATATTTCCGACGACGACACTTGTTATGAACCTTTGGATTACGTAGGAGACAAAGATCTTTTCTTCACAAGAAAACAATTGTGTGCACCAGCACCAGTTCAGTTAGCACCAAAACATTGCGACTGTTCTAATTGCAACTGGAATGGAAAAAACAAGCTCTGTGAACAAAAGTATTTGACTGTAACTGATATGCAAAATTACTTTGCAGAACAAGTACGTATTCAAAGAGAAAATACCGAAACAGAAACAACCGAAGCAATGTCAAAAATGCAAACAAGTTTTATCGAGAGGATGAAAGAGGTCGACGAAAATACAAAAAATCTGCTATCTCATCACTACGAGTTTATGAGGAGATTACCAAAAGAGTCTTCGGCTGTAAGAGCACGCAAAGAAATAGAAAAGAACAAAATTTTTATGAAAAAAATGAAAGCACAGCAAAAACTTGCCTTGAAAATGGCATCAAATGCTAAAAAAGCAACTCCTACAACAAAAATTGTTTGCAAATCTAAAAATATTGAAGTACCAGAAGAAATTAAAACACCAACTGAGGTTGAAGTACCAACTGATCTTGAAGAACCAACTGAGGTTGAAGTACCAACTGAGGTTGAAATGCAAACTGAGATTGAAGTTGATATTTTACCAGAAGTTCTAAATTTGGAAGAAAACTGGCAAGAAGTAAAAAAGAAAACAACTGAAAAATCACAAAACAAAACGAATCTCACACAAATGTGCAACTCTGTGTTTTCTGGAGAAGAGTGTTGGTATAAAGAAAATTGTCGTTTCGCTCATAGCAAGTCAGAATTAGTAGTTTTTGATTGTCCTTTTGGTGGTAATTGTCAGTATGTAAACAAAAGTAATGGTGTATATACTTCTGTTGAAGGAAAATTTTGCAAAAATAAACATCCAGGAGAAACCAAAGATAATTTTTGTTCTCGCACTTTCAAGAAAAAGATGTTTTCGGAAAAAAACCAAATTATATCTAATACTTTATTGGTTTGTCAAGACAAACCAGTCTTAGCATTAGATTCAAAAACCGAATCTAAAACTAACTCGTTTGAAGAAGTAGTTATTATAGTTGCTGAAGAAATGGCTTTACAAGCATTAGAGATAATGATAAACTCTGGTAAAATGAATATTACAATAAAACTTATCTAAATTATTATAAGTAATAAATTGAATACTTTACAAAAACAACACCAAAAAAGTGTTGTTTTTAACTCACATACTAGTTTCATATAAAACAAAATTGAATTTTTAGAATAATTTATTAGAACCATTATAACTCAAATGACTACTTATCAAATCAACGAATTTATTTACACAAATGTATCAAATGAGTTTTCAAACGGAGAAATTCAAAATACTTTATCTATGTTATTTGATAGTTTACAAATATTAGAAATAGACGGATATGTTGATGAAATAAACTTTGAAATAGAAATAGATGGAATAGAAATGATAAACAACTTTCACTCATTTAATCGTTCCGAATCTTGTGATTCTATTTTGAGTGATGCTTCAACAGTAGTAAATTGATAAAAAAAATTGGATTAAATAAACAAATTTTAGTAAAACAAAACAAATAATGGCTAAATCATTAACTAATTCATTTTACATCGCACATTTCGAAAAAAATTTCGACAGTATGTTCAAGTTATTAAAAGAAAAATATTATCTATTACCAGATGATGTAATTTGTGATGCAATTATCACATGTGAATGGAGTAATCTTTTAACAAGTGAAAATAGATATATTAATTTTTATTCTCTAACAATAGAAAATCTCAAAAAACTACACTCAAAATCGATTTTAGTGATAGAATTATTATTTTTAATAAGAAACAAAAGTTTAGTGGAAAAAGAAACTGACACCGAATTAGTAAAAGGAATCAGTAGCATACCATATGGAGTTTTGCAAATAGTTTTAAAATCTGCACAAAAATTGTGGACCAAGTATAATTAATTTTTTTAAACATATTTGTGTAAAAATGATTACTCAATATGCATAGGATCCCAATGTAGATCCGAACCAAAATATTTATGATGATAATTATAAGGTGGGTTTGGATTAAAAATTACTTTCTTAGAATCATTTGAAAAAAATGGTTGATGTATATATTCCATGCTTATACATGAATCTTCATTTCTTCCATTTTCTGATTTACCTGTTCTTCCAACCTCAGTAAAGTCAAGTATGGTTAAAAATCTTCTACATCTTTGAGAGTGTGAATCACCTGCATATATAACTATATTATGTGCCTGATTTGGTTGATCTCCTTTTTTTGCTCTTTTAAACGCTGGTTTTTCTAAATTAAATTTTTTAAATATACGCGATAAATTATATACATCTGGTATAATAGAAGCTATATCAACAAGATAATTCCTAATAGTAATAAAAGAATCTACAACGTCATCAGGAGCTATTAATGTAGTAAAATTCGAATAATTTGCTATTATAGGAATAATATCTTTGAAATTTGTATAAAAATTTTCAGTAGATTCACTTATTTCATATTTAATAAAGTCTACAAGTTTAATTTGTAAGTTAGATTCAAGTTTATTTAATTCTTTGACATTATATGGGTTTCCTAATACATAAGCATTAAAACACTCTTTAAGTCTTTCCTTGCTAACACAACATTGGTAAAAAATTTTTATTATCTTCATATTTTCATTTTGTGTAAGAACTTTATGAACTTCATTTCCATCTTTTTGGACATAGTAAAGTCTAAACGAAAAAGAAGATAAATCATCAACATGTACCTTTCCATAAGTTCTGACATCAAAAAAATGAACACGACCTAATGTACACTTGTTTTGTTGACGTGTTAATGGAGTTATGCATTTTTTAAATTTTTTAAACAGTTTGTATAAAGTAACTCTTTTATTTATAAAAGGTACATCACGACTTAATTTAGTAGAATATTTTTTCCCTTTGTTTTCAATTGCTGGAAATTCAGAAAAAAAATCAATAAAAACGTCTGAATTTTCAAATAATTGTATCATAAAATCTTCTATACTCATAATATCAGGATGAGACAAATAAGCAGTTTCTGGAAACTTAGACAAACAATTTGTTGTTTCTACATGAATTTCTCCAAAAATATATATCAACTTTTTAAAACCAGGATGCCAATGCACTGTAAGATTTTTTGGTCCTGAAATAAACATAGGAGTTGGTTTTCGTTTTGATGGACGTGCAAGGTGTTTATTGTAATAATTATCAATAAGTCTGGCCAAAACAGGTCTTCCTTTAGTGCATTTTGATGCTTTCATTATGAATGACCTTTTTAATCTTAATGGCATCTTATCAATTAAACTAACGTCATAAGTTGATTTTAATTCTTTGCAAAGATCGTTTAAAGATATTTCGTCCGGATCTGATTCGTAATCTGATTCGGATTCAGAATCATCTTTCCAATTTTCTAAACCGTGAGAAAATTTTTCTAAAGATAAATCCATTATTTATATTATAATAAAATAAAATATTTATACAAATTTTATGATAATAAATATATTTATATAAATTAAGTATACATCCGCATTGTTTTAAAAATTAGTTTTAAAACAAAACTAATTTATTTGTGCGCATGTCAAGGTTAGAAAAGCCGGCCGACGAGTCGACTAACGACGACGACAAACGACTACGACAAAAGACAGATGAAGCCAAGACGTCTTCGAAGAAAAGACTGTGTACTTGTACTTGGGTAGATACAACAGAGATGGCGTCAAGAGTGAAAATCCAAAGATGAAAGGGTAAGATATCACTCGCAAGTCGGATATTCAAGTGGGCAATAATTTTTTCCAAACTTCTTGGTGTTGTTTTGAAACATTTTTTAATGAACCCCTACTAGATTCATACAAAATTATATGAATCCAGCCCCGTAAAGGGGCTTCTAAACCATGTGTAGCTCCATGGTAAGAAGTAAATCGAGGCTAAAAAAATAATCTCCAAACGAGATCTAGGTAAT